GCTCTTTTCTGTAATGTTTGTTCATTTAGTTCTGGACTAATTGCTTGTCTTAACAAGTCTTTTAAATTGTTTTGTTCCATTTTTCTTATTTTATTTTATCACCGAGTAAAATCCTTTGAGTAAAACCATTATTTTCATTTACATCTGTTATAACCCTATCTATAAAATATGATTCTTTAATTACATTTTCCATTCCAACTCCATTATCTATATATAATGTTATTACATCACTATGACGTAAAACAGGTTGTCCGAAAACAACTATTTCACCTTCAAAACGAGACTCAGGATAAGTATTAAAAGCATTCTTAACATATTTTAAAATGTTTTCTTTGTTTTGATTAGGTATGCTTATTTTTATTTTATTACCCCTGTCAGATTCTAAATCTTTTAAACTTTTTAAAAATTTTACATTTTCTCCCTTTTCTCCATTCGTGAATATTGGATTACCAACTCCAGCATAAGCACTTTTAAATACTTTATTATCATCTTGTTTACTTGTAAATAATATAATTAAATCATCTTTATCATAATATTTATATGTTAAATTCTCAGCATCTATTATTGGATTAGCATCTATTAAACTAATATCATAATTGTTACTTTTTATTATATTTATATCTTTATCTGTAAATGTATCAGATTCTGTTAAATCAGCTGTTTTTGTTTCACTAATATTTTTTGCAGGACTTTTATATTTATATATTAAATATTCCTTTTTTTTATCACCAGCCTCTTGTAAATGTTTTAATCCAACCCTTAAAATAGGTACTGTTTTTAATACTTTATCTTCTTCACGATAACTGTTTCTAAAATAAGCATATAAATGATATTCTTTTTTTAACTTTTCAAGTATTTCACTCGGATACATAAAGTTACCAAGTCTAAAATTTCCAGTTGTAAATTTTGATAAATATAATCTATCTTCTTGAATATTAATATCACTAAAACGTAACATAGCATTTAAAATGTTATGAACATAAGTTGGATCATCAGGGTTTAACTTTTCAGATGCTAATGACATAGGATTAATTGATATTATTTGTTTTTCTACGTGTTTTAAAACATACATACTATCTTCACATTCAATAACAATAGTTTCATTAATATCTTTAAATTCTTTAATGTATCCAATAAATTGAACTTTACTTTTAAACCCATAATCTTCATACCATATACTAATATTAATATAACTTCCTATTTCAATTGTTACATTAGTATCAACTTCATCACTTTCAGTAATATTAAATACTAATTTCTTTGAGAATACTTTTATATTGTGTTTAGGAATTACAATTTGAGCAGTATCTGTTAATGTGTTTACATCACTATTTATACGAACTGATATTATTTCATCAATACTTAAATCAGTAGCAATATCATCTCCATCTACTTTTATTCTTTTTAACGGTTGTAACTTAGGATTTATTAATATATTATGTTTAATTACTTTCATAAAAAATATTTTTTATAATATGGATTCTAAATAAGTTACACCTGTATCAAAAATAATATCTTTGTCAGTATCACTTTTTAGTTGTATCGAAAAGTTTTTTGATTGATAGAAATTTGGATTTTGACCAATATTAAAGTTATAGACTGTTACTTTATCAATATTATATCCAAGTAATTCAAGTTCTGGACTTATAATATTTAAACTATTTTCAGTATTTAATATATTTAACATACTTTGAATAGTTCTTGTATCGTGCATAAAAGTATATTGACCAGTGATATTCCCCGTTATTGTAATATCATAATCATTTGCTGAGAAATGTGTTTTTACTGTATTATTTAAACCTTTTACACGTGTTTCAATTATTGTAGGTGTTTTACTTACATTTATATTAACATTATCAAGTAATACAAAATTAGCATCAAATGTTTTATCTATTGGTTGTGAAAAAGTTTTTGTTACTTCTTTTATCTTAGCTGTATTTAACTCCATAAAAGAAATTAAATCAATATCTTGTTTAGTTAATAATATCCAACCTATATTTAAAGTTCCAAAATTAGTTATTTTCCAATGTCGCCTATTAAAATATCTATAATCAAAATTAACATATTCACTAACTTTTAAACCAATATCACTTCTCCATTTATTAAATTGTGCATAAGCCGTTATCACTTTACTAACAGTTGATTTTTTAGCTATTTTTATGCTATTATTTGTGATGCTTGGATATTCCATTTTAATTTTATTTTATTTTAAACTGATTTAAAATTTGTTTTAAACTGATTTAAAATTTATTTTAAATAGCCAGTGTCAGTTATTATTTCAGTCATTAATTGTTTCAACGTTTCCTTCAAACGCATAGGATTTTCATTACTTGCTATATTAACTGTTTCAATTTGTTTTTCTATTTGAATGTGTATATTTGCTACTTTTGGTTGAGTAGATAATTTAGTTGTTGGTAATGGAGTGCTCGTGGTTCTATTTTTATTTTTATTTAAGTTTATACCCCATTCAAAAATTTTATCTTTTTTAATAGTTTTTTCAATGGCATTTAACTCTTTTATTTGTTTTTTAATAGCATTCAAATTTGTAGTAGATACCATTGAATTATTGTTTGCCCATCCAGTTAAACTTTTATCAATTGAATTGGCTTGTAATATTTTATTTAATTCTTTACGTTTATCAAATATAAATTTTAATTCATCAGCTGATGAATTATCACCTTTGTATCCAAATTTATCCAGTTTTGAAGGAGTTTTATTTATCCAACTAAATAATTTAATTAAATCAGTTGCCATTTCTGTCCAAGCAGTTAATATTTTAGTTATTATACCATCACTTTCAACTAAAGATGATTGAAAACTATTCCATTCAACTGCCAATTCTTTTTGAGCAAATGTAAAATTGTTTGTTTCATTTGAACTGTTAATTAATTCAGTATTAATATCTTTTAAGGTTTGCAAATATCTTAATCCAGCATCTTCACCAGGACCACCAAATACATCAGCTATGATTCTTTGAGTTTGTTGAGCAGTTAAATTTGTTTCACTTAATGCTTCACTTATTTTCTGGATAGCTTTAAATGATTTTCCACGAGCAACAAGTAATTCAATTTCTTTTTGTTTTTCTTTACCAAGATAACTTATTGCTATTTTAGTAGCTTTATTATATTCACGTAATCTTAAACCAGCTTCTTTGATAGAATCAACACCTTTATCTGAGTAAATACCTTCTTTGACTTGCTGTGTAATGATAGATATGAAATCTTTTGCTTTAATTCCAGCAGATTTCATTTGTGTTGAATATTCTTTGACTGTATCTATAAATTCACCTGTATCATTAGCACCTTGTGAAAAACCTTTACTAATTAAATCTGATGATTCTTTAGCAGATATACCAAATTCTTTTGTTAACGCATTAACAGCCTGTAAATTGGATTGAAAATCACCTCCGTATACATCAGCAAGTGCTTTAATCTCACCAACCATTCTATGGGTTTCATTACCTGTTGTATTAAGATTTCTTTGAACTTGTCTTTGATACTTAGTATATTCTTTTGTTATATTAAATAACGTTTTCAAAGCTATTACAGCACCTCCAGCTACAAGTGCTCCTTTCAAAGCCTTTAAACCACTTTGCATATTGGATATTGATCTATTTGCAGCTGTGTCTAATTGTCTAAATGATTGACTTATATTCTCTTGAACATTTAATAATACGTTAATGCGTTCTTGTGCCATTGGAAATGTTTTTATTTTGTTGTTTAAGTATCCAAATTAATCCATTGTAAACTTTTGAATACTCATCATCATCTAATAAAGATGGATCAACACCGAGATGATAACGAATCAAAGCATCTATTTTATGTAACTCATCCTCACCATCTCGTTCATCAATGCTATAGAGTTCTATTTTTTTTTTATAGACTCCAGTTTATTATGGACTACTGAATGAGTTAAATGAACACAACTTGCCAATTTCAATAAATCTGTTGCAATTGTTTTATCACCACTCACAAAAGTGTTTTTAGCTATTTTTTTCCAAGCTAAGAATGGTTCTACGTGTTTAAGATTGTAAACATCTCGTAATAAATTTCTATCCATTTTTTTGAAATATGCTTTTTTATTGTTAATTTCTATTTCAAAATCAATATCTTTTTTATCACTTTTGTTTATTTTAACCTCATTAAATTGTGTGATTAGTCCTACTAATGGAAATATATCCATTATAACATCATTTAATTTGCTTTTATCCTCTGGATGTATACAGTTTTTAATTATAATTTCATTACCATTGAAATAATCTTGTTCGGCATAAAATTTAAAAAACATTGTGTATTCTAATTCATTGGGGAGACGGAATCTCAACCCTTCAACCTCGAAGTAATTTGTTTCTTGTATCATTTCTTTTTACTTTATATATTCATTTTTATTTTCTTTTTAATAAAAAGTTCTGAACTGGTGATTAAACCAGTCCAAAAACTTAAAAGAAAATGAAAAACAAAAGTCTTGCTTACGATCCAACTACGATACTATGAATTGCCATTGGGCATTCAGTTTCCATAATTAATGTCCCTTTTTGAACATTAAGTCCGTAAGTTAAAAATTTACATTTATTTAAATAAATAGTAATTAATTCATTATCAAATGTAGTATGAGTAATTGTTATATCTAATAAAGGTAATTCAGTAAAATCTAAAAACCCTTGTGATACAGCATATGCGTTTAATTTATCTAATCCATCGGTTAATAATGTAACACTTCCTTCACTAACTAAATTTCCCTCATTTCTATTCACAGGTAAATCTGATCCTAAAGGAGTAACCCATTCAAACTCTCTGGTTTTAGTATAATTTACATTTGTAATAAATTGTCCATAATCTTCATCACCAATTTCAAATTTATATGATGTGTGTCGATAATTTGTATTTCTTAATGCCATTTTTATTTATTTTTTATGTTAAAACTTCTGATTTTAAATATCCTTTTTCCATATCACCAACAGAATATTCATATTCATATCGTTTATTTGTTAAAACTGCATCTGGAAACTCTAATAAAACACTACAGGTAATCTCTCCAATTGGAAAAGTTTTACTTTGTTCTCGTGTTAAATTTAAATCTATGATAGATGTGTCAGTTGTATTAACTGTTATATCACCATATCCAGCAATTGGAGTTTCTTTTGTTTGGTCTAAATATGAAAAAACATTTAATCCTTTTATAAATAATGATAATCGTATTTTAGTTGTAGTCGATAAATCAACTTTATTGTTATTATCATCTAAAACAGGAATGTTTAATATCAAATCCTCACCTTGTCTTATTTTATAATTCATAATATTTTATTTTTTATACTGATGTGCTAAAACCAATTTTAACAGTTATATAATCTGAACTAAATAATGGAACTAAATTAAGTTCTACTATTACAGTGTTAGTTCCTGCAACATCTTGTGTTGGGTCTATAAAGACATCAAAATCACTTAATTCTCCGTTAGTAACCATAACATTTAAAACATCTTCACTTGCAGATTTAAATTTCTTAACCGCTCCAGCAGTCATTGCACCACCAACAGTGCTTATAGGAGAACCAATAAATACACTTAATGCTTCATCAACATCTCTAATTGCTTTTCCAATAGTTCTATTTAAATGAATACTTTTATAATCACTGGTTAAACTATCACAATTGTGATCATTACTTAAATATGTTCCTGATTTATTTGATAAATATCTCCAAAAGATATATCCTTTATCATTCAATGCATCCAATGTGCTTTCATTAATATCATCTATGCTCAATAATGCACTATCCACACTTCCATCATTAACTCTAACACCAGGAATTAATAAATTTCTATTAATTGTGTAATAGTTAAACTTATCAACCCATAGAATATTTTCACTCACTTTCGCATTTGAAACAGCACCAAGAACAGCACCCACATCAGGAATCGAATTAACTGTATCATTTGTTGGATAACCACTTGTATCTTGACCGAGAACAACACTTACTCGTGGTGAATCGGTTGATAAATTTCTTAAATCTGGTAAAGTGTTTAATGTAATACTTTTGTAATTTGCACCAAGTAAAGCAATTGCAGGTTTTTTAGAAATCCACATAGAATCCATTACTGCATTTAAAGTTGCTATATCAGTAGTTACAAAATCATCATATATCATTGTTGCAAATTGTCTAATCTCACCTTTTGCTTTATTTTGCATAAGTGTAAACTCATCAAAAGTGTAAGCACCAGCTGTATCAGCAAAAACACCAATCCATATTTTTCCTCCACCCATTCTAAAATATTCAGCTAATTGGTAATACTCCATTTGAAAGTTAGTTGAATTAGCAGATATTCCAGTGGCTTCAATATCATCTAAATTAGTAAAAAGAATGATTCTGTTAGTAGTTGAAAATTGACTTAAATCACCAATATTATCATTATAAATTACAAAACCAGATATACCTGAATTGTTAAAACCAATTTTACCAAGATTTCCATTTGTTATTGTAAAACTTACATTAGGTAAACTCATAATTTTATTTTTTTTATTTAAAGAATGAAGTTAAAAAGTTAAAAAGTTAACTCCATTCTTTTTAATTGTTAATTGTAATTTATTATACTTCTTCAATTATACTTACTACACCTTTTACGATGTTACTTGAAGCTGCATACATTGGACTTGCACCAACTCTTGTATGTCCTTGTAAAATATCACCATAATAACCAGTTGCATATTGGTCAATACCCATTCTGATTTCTCCATTACCTTCAGTTCCTTTTGAATAAGCTACAAAATCACCTGCAAGTGCTAAAGCACTTGAAAGAGTAGTATTACTGTGAGCATCACCGTAATTGATAGCTGCTTTAGTAGTTGCATTAGTATAAGGTATACCAACTCCACGTTGAATTACTTTAAACCCACCAATAGTTCCAACAAATCCATTAATAAAAATATCAGTTGAAATTTGATTAGCTGGTACAAATTCATTTCCGATTGCAATTAAATCATTATAAAGGATAGGATCAACAACGAGATATAAATTGTTTAAATCTACATTTTTAGTTGATTTAATTAACATTGCTCTTGCTGTTAAAATGTCATTAAAAGTTAATCGCTTTACACTTGCTAAACCATATAAATTAGTTCTTGTTGAAGTTCCAGAAGTTCTAATAACTGATCCAGTTTCAGTAGTACACCATTTATCTGCTATTTCAATTTGCATTGCTTGTCTAACTGATCCTAACATTTCTTTCATCTCAGCACTTCGTGTATCAAAACTTGCTTCAACAGCATTAATGTCTCTCACGTATCTTGGAGAAGCTGCTATCATCTTCATTGTATATGTTAAATCATCATAAGTTCTTTCAGTTACACTTAATGGTAATGCTGTTGCACTTGTAATTTCTATAGGAACTATACCTGCTGTTGCTTGAGGAATATGACAAATACCTGCTGATACATATTGGTCGAAATTTTTACCAACTGTATACCACGCTTTTTCATCATATAAATTTGCTGCGAAATCTTTAGTCCATAATTGTTTATTAGCTGCCATAATTTATTTTTAATTTATTTATTATTTTATTGTATTTTCTATTTGTTTATATAAAGATGGGTTTTCATTTGCTATTTTTTTTAATCCATCTATATCATTTTTTAAATACCAGTCATAATCTTTTACAACTGTAGAACGTTTTTTATTATCCAATTCAGCACTTAACGATAAAGTTTGAGTTGGTAAGTTATTAATAATTCTTTTAGCTACATCATAATTTAATTCTAAAAATTGTTCTTTATTTTCATTACTAAGTTTTCCATCTTTAACAGCAGAATTTAAAAGTAATTCAAATTTTTCCTTATTATGTAATTCAATTACACCATTCAACTCATCATTTTTAGTATTTAAATCTTCAATTTCTTTGCTTAACTCTAAAATACTTTTATTTAAAGCATCTCTTTCCTTTGTTAAATTGTCAATATTAACTGAAAATTCAACTTTCTCAGCTTTCAAAGTTTCAATTTCTTGATTAGATAATTCTAACTTTTCATTTAAAATTTCTAAATCAGTTTTTTTTACGTCTTCTTTTTTTGCCATTTTATTTAAATTTTTATATAATTGTTTAATGTCTGATTGTGCATCACCATTTGAAAACAATAATACATTATCATTGTGTAATACTGTTGCATCTGGATTAGCTGGAATTGACACTATACTAGCTTCAAGTAGTTTACTTTGTGTAACTCGGTAAACACCATCTAACTCGTCCATCTTAAGAACTTCAATACCAACTGATGCTGATTTTAATGTTCCTCTTTTTACTTTTTTCTCTATTTTAACAGATAGTTCATCATCATCAAAATCAGGTGTAGCCAAAACAACACCGTCAGAAATGTTAATATTTTTCCATACACCAACTACATAGTCGTGATTATGATTGAATAACATCATTGGATTACTGTTAAAATAAGATAAATCAATTCCTTCAGTAATTATTTGAAGTTTTTGACCACCTCTTGAAAAAACTTTATCTGTTGTAATTTTAAATTGTTTCATAATTGTTATATTATATATAATATACAAATAACTATTGTTTTTTTTCATCAAATAAAAATAATTCTTTTTTAAAACTCATTTTATTTAACTTATTAATATAGTTATTTTTAAATATTGTGTAAAAAAGTGTTAAAATACTATTCTCAGTAATCGTATAATTCTGTTTGAAAATCACTAACATTGTATCCTGAAATACATCGTCAAACAGTATTCGCTCATCTGTAAACCACATTCCACATTGACTAAATAATATTTTTTTTATTTCAATGTAAAAAGAATTGTATTGCTTATTCAAATAAAGATTAGTGATTCTGTCCATAAAATGTATATTTTTTAGCAGTCCTTTTATCAAGTTCTATAATATCCTTTGGAACTTTTTTTAAATAATCTTTTAAATCTTTACTTGATTGCTTATTGCAAAGAACGTTACTTGTTGTAAAACCTTTTAAATCAGTTATATCGTAAATAAATAATTTCTCATCAAAAAAGTGAACAAAATAATATATGATTATTTGTTTGTTTTTCTTTTTATAAATTTTTAATAATTTTTGTAAAGCATTATACTTTTTTAATTCAAGAAAATCAGTTGAAAAATAATCAGATAAATCATTTCTTGTTTTTATTTCAACTATTATTATTTTATCATCTGTCTCAATAAATGCATCGTGCCTACTATATTTCTCTGTTAAAATGTTTTTATAGTTTTTAAAAACTTTTCTCAATATATACTCACCTTTTGCTTCATATTCTTTTAGTGTTTTAGCCATTTTTAAATATTATTTTATATATTATATATTTAAAAAAAGTTAAAAAAATATTTGGTAGTCTCGAAAAAAAGTTATAACTTTGCAAATAGTTTTTTAAAGAGGCTTTTCAAAGATTTAAACAAATTTAAACTTTTAAACATTTAAACATTTAAAACAATTAACAAATTTATAATTAAATAATAATTATATAACAGAATAGATCCGTTTTTTATATTTTTTTTAACTGGTTTAACTGGTGTAAGCCTCACTTCGTTCGGGAATTATATTTTCTTTTGTAATGCACAAGTTATCACCACTGGGTTTAACCTTTTAACCTTTTAACCAGTTTACTTATTCACACCAGGTGTCTAGAACCCCAAAATTATATACTATATAAAATACTTATATAATAGGTATTAGTTGTTAAAGCATTTAATATTTTAACATCACCACTTGAATTATAAACCAATCCAGCAAAATGTTCTTCTGATGTACCAATATGAAATGTGAAAAAACTTACTGAACTTGATGTTAAATAACTTGCTGGTAATGTAAATATATTTACACTTGTTGCTATATCACTGGTTACACTGAATTTACCTCGTATCTCAACCATTCCGTTACTAAGTTTTCTATAACTTAATCTATCACTTGCTGTTTGAGCTATGTTAGCATTGTTAAATACTGTTACCTCAGTCCACGCTTCGTGAGTATGTAACTTTAATGGTGTTATAACTCTTTCATCATCTGTTCCATCAATAGTTTCAGTAGTTGTAGCTAACTCACTTATACCCTTTTCAGTTTCTGTTGCAAATGAAACTGTTAATAATTCGTTTAAACTTTTTAAATTACTGAAACCAATCCAACTTGATGCAGTTTCTACTAAAACTGTTTTACGAATTATTAATATATCGTGGCTTAAACCATTTTTAAATGTAACAGTATCAGTATATGTTTCATCTAAATCCCATTGGTAAGTTGTTTCTACATCTGTTTGTGTTGTTCCACTTGGTAAACTTTGACCAGTTATTGAATCAACAATATATATTTCATCTAAATACCATATTGCACCAGCTGTTAAATCAAGTGTTGGATTAGTTGCACCTGAATTATTTACTGTTATCTCACATCCAGAAATAATATATGGTTGTCCGTTATCACTTAAACCCTTTGATATAATACTTGTTAAACTTTGTAACATCGTTTGTAAAGTATCAATTTCATTAATTCTAAATGGTTGACCTCCGAGTAAATTAGTTGTTATTTTATTCATTTTTATTTTATTTTTTAATATATTATTATTTCATATTTTTTACCAGCTTGAACATATCTATCGAGATACGATTTTACTTGATCTGTTAATCCAGCATCTGTTGAACTAATGTTTACATAGAAATCAATACTATCATTATTATATTCATCTTCACTGTATAAGAATACTGCATTACTGGATTCACTTTCATTGAATATGAATACATCATCAGCATACAATTCATCTCTATAAAACAAAAACACTTCATTTAACCAGTCTCCATCAGTAATAAATATATTTATTGTTGGGTTTAATTCTTCATTTAATAAATGTTCAATGCTTAATATTTGATAATTGTGCTGAGCCAAAAACTTATATTCTTTATATTCATTTAGAAAACGTGTATAAATATCTTTGATTTGACTATTTAATAAATTTAACCATTTTAACCGAATAACTGTTCTTTTATTTACATTCGGAGTAATATTGGTTAAATGTTGATAATCTATTTGTAACATAATTAATTTTTATTTTGGTATATAAGTAATCGTTGTGTTCAATGGTGTTAAACTGTTAATCCTACACCAGCCAGCATTTGTTTTATATTCGTGTGTGAAATTAACTGTATTACCAACTGAATCTAATGCAGAACTTTCGTTAAATCGAGGATCTAATACCTCAGTTAATTGTTGTAAATTATCTATTAATTGACTTGAAATAAAATAACTATCAAACTCAATATTTTCAATATAATTGTTAATCACTTCTTCAACATTTGTTCTCACATCATTTATATCGTAAGTTCCATTATATACTATATCAATATTTAATGTTAATTCATCTCCATTATAGTTTTGAACTAATAATCGTGTTCCTGCTGCTTTTACTTTATTCATATAACTTTCAAAAGCAATTAATTCAGGTGCAGATAATATATTTGTTGATTTACGTCTTACCTTTAAATATAATTTATTACTTACACTTAATGTAGTTGCACTACCAATTATTTGTTTACTTTCATCAATAACAGCATAACCAACTTGATATGTAACAGGATCAATAACAACTGTATCAGCAAATTGAAATTCCTTTGCTTTTGTTATATACCATTCACTAGTTGGAACTTTTTGAGTAAGCATTATATTATTAATATCATCAATTGCTGTTTGAACTGAAACTTCTGTTACATTTGTTCCGACAGCTGTATTAAATAACCATAATACCCATTCAGGTGCTTTACCAGAAGTAAGAACTGGTATTAACGTATCAATATCAGTAATACCATTTGGATCTAATGCTATTAAACTGCTTAATGTTTGCTTTTCAATTAATAAGCTCTTAAATATTTCATCTATTGTTCTTATGTTAAACATATTAAATTTATTTATTTATGAAGTAAAATGATCATTATTATAATCATTATTAAAATCTCCTATTGGTGGATTAACACCAGTTGCTACAGTTATATTATATTTATCAAATACTGTTAATGATGGATTAGATGTTGTACTTGTATCAAAACGTGTAGAAATACTTGCTTTTCCAAAATCTAAAATAGACTCTATATTGTTCTCCTTTACAAAAGAATAAATATTATTTAAATTACCGTAATAAGTTATTAAATAATCAAATATGTTTTGATTAGGTATTTTTTTATTATCTCTCATTATTAATTATTTTTTATAAAACATTAACATCAAATTCAACCGAATTACCATTATCAACAAATGATATATCAAATAAACCAATGTCATCTTTTTCTAATTCTTTTCTAATTAAATGAGTTAATAGACTTCTATCTATAGTTGAACCAAGATATTTATTAATATCCAAACCTAACAAAGCATACTGTCTAAACTCACCTTTTGATGATTCAAGTATATTTCTGGCTTGTAAATTAGTTGCATCACCAACTTTAAAATCACCACCAAAAATTGCTAAATCATTTGTTGTATTATCACTTAAAAAGTCTATTTTAGTCATTATTATTTTTTATTTTTAATAGAAATTGGTTTTTAATATCATTAAACTTTTCTACAATGTAGTAACGTGTTTGTTTTATTTGAACATCTTTATCGTTATGTAAATATAAATGCTTAATTATCATACTTGTTATTTCATTTATCCAATTACTATCTAAATAGCTACCTATTTTTACACCTTTAAATACAAAATAATTCAATTTCATTAAGTCTTCTTCAAATAATGATTTAATATAATTACGTATTTTATTTGTTATTAATTGCTCATTGTTATTAATATTGTTCTCTTTGATTATATCATAAACCTTTTGAATAATTAAACATTTTGCAGTGTGAACTGTTTTATCCCAAATAATATCAAGTTGATCTTCTGTTATTTCTTCTGTGTATTTACTTGCTGCTATTTTAAAATGTTTCAATAGTTCTTTATTTATTTCTGATTGATCTTCTAATCGTTTTAATATTAAGTTAAAACCTTTATTATTGTTTTTCTTACTTAAATATTTAGTAGATATATCATAAATAGCATATATCGCCATAGCAGCAACCAATCCCCAACCAGTTAAAGATTGTAAATCAAATAGATTTTCATCTATTACATTTAATAATATCATTTCTTTATTTTATATTATATATTTAATTTTAAAATAGTTTTTACGCTATCAACTTTATTTTATAAACGTGAGCTTCGTGTCGTTGCCCTGAACTCGATCCATACACAATACCAAATCTTAAATAGTCTGTTGCTGACCAAGTAGTAATATCAATTTGCCCAGTAACTCTTGTAACAGCTCCTACAGTTGTTGAATTAATAGTAGCTGGTAGATGAGCACTCTCGGTTCTAGTGTATTGAAAGCTACAATTATTACACCCTGATGACATAATTGCTAAAGCTGAAGATTTAGATGCGTTATTATTTCTAAAACTATAATCAAATTCAATCGCACTATACAGTGAAAAGTTTATTGTGTCTTTTGTTGAAAACAATCCTTGAACAGCACTTGAACTTGACCTATAACTTTCAACGTGCATATATGTTGGGAAAAAATCCCAATCATAAACCGTAACTGCACTAAAACTTTTCATAAATATACTTTCACCACTACCCTCATCATAAAGAGTGTGTGTATATCCTTGTTGTTTATGCTGTTTACTGTAAATTCCAGTTTTAGTTCCTATCATAATATTTATTTTTTATGCTTTTAAATCACCAATTAAATCCCATTCATCTGTTGTAACTTTTTTAAGAACAACTACTGAATATTGACTATCAATTTTTAAATTACTGTCTTTTGAATTAATAGTTACTCCACTTGCTGCAACTAAACTAACTTCACCAACTCCAGCTTGAATTAATTCAATTTCAGTTCCTATTGGAAAAGCAACTGAACTATTTGTTGGAACAGTTAATACTTGAGCACTTGCATTTGAGCAACGTATATATCTATTTTTATCAGTTAATGCAAAAGTATATGTTGTACCTGTTATTGATGTTCCTATTGATCTGTGTCCTATTATGTTTCCTGCACTAAGTGTTCCATCATTTAAATTTAAATTATCATTAGTATTTAAAGTGGTTATTGTATTTGTTGCACCATCACGTAACCAAATAGTAGCATTACTTGCACCAGCTGTTCCGTCTAATGTTCTTAAATCAATATGTGTATTACCATTTCCATCATCTTCTAAAGTTCCATTTCGTTTACAAATATATGCTGCTTCAAACTCGATTTCAGTACTTGGTAATCCCTCTAATTTAACTAATTCTAATTCATTCAATAAAGCATCACGTGCTGAACTTCTGTTAGGAAATGCTGATTGACCGATGATAGTTCTGTACGGTGTAACTGCAAAATTAGTTTTAACATCAAACATTATGATGTAATCTGTTGAACTTGTGGATTCTTCTAATCCCCATACACCTGCAACTTTCTTATTAAAAGAAACATAAGTATCCCCCGATTTAATATAACCAATTTTATTTGTTGAAGAAGTTAATTTCCATTCTCCATTAGCACCACTACGATACATAAATGGTTTTGTTGTTATTTCAGCTGTTGAAATAGGTATATCCTCATCAAAGTGTAAACTTGCAGTAATTTTTGAAAAGGTATCACCACCATCGGTAAGTCCTTCAATATCACCACCCACAGCCCATTTAAACCCTCTTGTCATATGAAGATTGAAATGTGTTGATGGTGAAATAATCAATCCGTGCTGTTCATCACTGGCGTATTCACCTATTTTATCAACAGCATCATAATAACATAAACCTGTAATAGCAGATGTTAAAAATATTTCTTCTGTTAAATCAGTATGTAAATCATATTGTAAATCACCATTAACATCAAAATAAAAATAATAAGTACCACTTACATCAGGAAACGTTATATTTTCTGCAACTGTTTTTTCATAAAATACTCCTTTTGCATAAAAAGTGAAACTTGATTGTCCAGCTTTCGGTTCTATTGAAAAAGTTCTGGTTGTAAAATCGTAAGAACAATTACCCATTGAATCTGGATTCAGTCTATCAAAACCACGTTTATATTCATCTTTATTAATATCTAAATTATAAATAGCATCTTTAACATTTGTATCTTTAATATTTCTACTTGGTATAATTGATATATCTTTTGCATCAATTGCAGATAGTAATACCCATACAGTTCCATCAAATAAAAACTTTTGTGCTTCACCAGGACTAAGTAATATATTATTTATTAAAATATTATCACTTGATGTATCATTATTTGAAACGGTAAACTCTCTTACTGTTGGTAAAGTTGGTGTTGATAATGTTTGAGAATTACCAGAAGCTGTTAAAGTTATAATAACTCCTGAATTATCATCTATAATTGAAGTTGTTACAGCTGCATTTACTGCTGGGTCTGTTACAGTTTCATAAGTTACTGTTGATATAACATTCTTAATTAAAACTTTTTTCTTATTATTAACATCTTCGCTGTCTTCAATTAATAAAATATCATTTTCATTAATAACTGTTTTTTCATCTATTAAATTGATTTCATCTGCTACATTAACGTGAACAGCATTTACATCTGACCCACCACCAGAACCACTTACTTTAAGTGCTTTATTTACTGGGTCGTAAACAGTATTCAATACTTCATTTACATCTGTTATAACATTTGCCTCTGTTCCAGAATAAATGCTATTTATTATCTCACTTATTGTGAAATATGGTTTTGAATTTGCCATAATTTATTTTTAATTTTTATATTCTAATTTTGCTCCATCTGTTGAACTTACATAACCATTTATTAATGGTAAATCAGTATCACTTATGTTATTTAAATATAATTCAGTAAACTCATCTACTGTATCAACTGTCTTAACAGTTAATCGAATGTTAAAGTTACGCTCTCTCCAATAAGCCTGATTATCATCTGAAATGTTATTCTCGACTACTTCTGGAATTTTAAAACCCTTTGAAGTAATCTTATTCTTAATATAATTAATATCATCACTTTGTGATACTTTTTGAATTGTGTGTAGTTCTAAACTTTCTTTACTGTTTATTAATATATCACTTATTAATTGAGTATCATTATAAATAATGTAATATTTCTTTGTTACTGTTATCATAATATTTTTATTTTTATATTGTTAAAGTCCAACCGTTTGCAATTAAATTATTTCTTGCTGCTAAACTGGCTGCTGTTGGTGCAGCATTACTGCCGCCACCGTTTGCAATACCATTTAATTCATTTGTTACCTCATTTAACTGATTCCATATAATATCTACTTCTGTATCAGTTTGTGAATTGTCATTAAAGTATAAACTATTTATACTTTTTGATTGAATATCCAAATTACTTATTGAATTATTATCACATTTTAAACCAGTTAAATTATTTAATAAATCTATATTGTTTAAATTACTTATAATAAAACTGTTATTAACATCTAATAAAGTTACTGAATTATTAGTATAAATAATAACATTATATAAACCATTTGCTGTATAACTATGTGATATTGCAGTATTAGAGGTAATTTCTTCAATATTACTATCACCCCAATCAATATATGCAGTATCACTTGAATACGTTAATTTAATATATCCATTTTCAGTAGTAAAATTATTAATGTTTATTGAATATTTAATCTCAATAATATTGTTTGTATCTGTTAATACTTTCCATACTTTATCATATTTATCTGATATTAATGTTAATGTTGTATCATTATAAAATGTGTGATTTACATTATCATTAAATAAAATTGGTCTATAACTGTCCATTACAGGATAAGCATCTGTAGGAACTGAATTATGTTTAATAGTTGTTCCTGCTTTTACAGTTAAATTAAATATTGTTCCACCTGTTTTAATACCCTCTAAAACTGTTGGTGTATTGGTTATCCAACTATCTACATCTGGTTTAAATGATATTCTTTCAATTGTTAAATTATTTAATGTTTTAACTAAAGCACTATTCTTAACTTGTAATAATCCAGTTGCTGGAATAGTTACTTCACTTTCACTATATTCAGCTGCTAATCCTTGAAGTAAATCCCAAGTTAAACCATTAAATCTGTAAAGTTTTAATAAAGTTGTATCATACCAAATATCACCATTAACTAAACCAGTTGGTTGAGTAGCTTGATGAAAAAATGTAATATCGTATTCTTGAAATGTATCAACAATATCCTTTAATATTTCATTATGAATTGCACCTGTAATAGCTTCACTGCCATTAGTATTTATTAATGTATCTATTTTTGTTTTTAATGCTGCTATCGTCATTATGTTTTATTTTTTATATAGTTAAAGTCCAACCATTTGTTACTAAATTATCACGTGCTGTCTGACTTGCTGCTGTTGGTGCGGCATTATTACCATCTCCATCTGCAATACCATTTAATGCAGTTGTTACCGATTCTAATTGATTCCATATAGTATCTACTTCGCCAGCTGTTTGTGAATTTTCATTAAAATAAAATTCATTTATTGATGGTGATTGAATATTTAAAACCGAAATTGAATTA